TGGAACAGGCTTGTGCTCAACTTGGTAGAGAACTGATTGACGTTGATATTACCATTGAAACTGATTCTGACGAACTTATTGGTGGATTTAGGTTGCAGGATGGAAATACAGTATTTCATCAAGGACCTGTTTTAGAGGCAATGGAACGTGGTGCCATTCTTCTTATGAATGAATTTGACCTTGCCTCCAATAAGATTATGGTTATGCAATCAATTCTTGATGGGAAAGGTGTATTTGTTAAAGCAATCAATAAACACTTTTTTCCAAAAAAAGGTTTCAACGTGATTGCAACTGCAAACACCAAAGGTAAGGGTTCTGATGATGGTCGTTTCATCGGTACTAATGTGTTGAATGAAGCTCTACTTGAAAGATTTGCAATTACCTTTGAGCAGGATTATCCTACCATTACTGTTGAGACTAAAATCTTGACAAAGGTGGCAGAGTCTCTTAAAATTCCGATGATCGGTGAGCACACTGATTTTATCAAACACCTGTGTACTTGGTCTGAGATTATTCGTAAGACCTTCAACGATGGTGGAATTGATGAAGTCATCAGCACTCGTCGTCTTGTTCATATCATCAAGGCATATTCCATCTTTGGTAAGAAAGACAAAGCACTCAAGGTTTGTCTGAATCGTTTTGATGATGAAACGAAGACTACTTTCGTGGAACTGTATGACAAGATTGATGCAGAATTCCAACAATCAACAGAATCTAAAACTGAAGAGGGGTGATTCCCCTCTCTTTTTTCAATAATAAATCCCTAAAGTGAGAAGAACCAAATGATTGAGATTGAGAACATTTCAGTAAATGAGGATCTACAAGAAATGACTGTGACTGCTGTGGTGGATAATGTTGTTCTCACTTATGCAGGGTCTTATTTTGATCCTCCTGAGTATGGTCCTGCACTTTGTACGACTACAATTGTAATGGATTGTGTAGATGTAAACGACAAAGTGAAACTTCAAGAGTTTCTTGAAACTGTTGCTGAATGGGAAGTCATTGACAATAGTGATTATTATGATGACTATTCTTATGCTTGAACTTGCATAAGAACCAAAAGTATTATAAAATAGTATGTGTAATTGAGGAATTGAATTATGTCCCGAACTTACAGAAATCTTGAAGGAATTAACAGGTGTGCTCTTCGTAATCCTAAGACATCAAATGAACGAAAGCATCTCATTGGAATTCTTCAAGATAATCAGTATGAAGACTATCAAGTTTCAGGATTAAATCATCTTCATCATCGTCTATCAAATTGCCCTACGGCAAACTATGATAAAGTAATCTCTGGATATTATCAGGAAGATTACAATATTGCATAATCATAAAATGATGTTTATGTAACAATTGCAATACACAAGAAGTCGTGATAGACTGAGAGAAAGAAATTATATTCTTTCTCTTTTTTAATGGTCAATCCACATTTAATGTAATTATGAGTGAAACAAAAAACAATCTTTGGAAGTACAACGAAGATAAAATCTTGAAAGATATTGAAGACTATGTGACTAGTACTTACGGAAGTCACTACTGCGGACATAATCAAGACTATAAAGATATTCAGACAATTGATCTGATGGCAGCAAAAGATCTTGCTCCTGGTTTCTGTCAGGCAAATATTCTAAAGTATGGGTCTCGTTATGGTGATAAAGATGGTCGCAATAAAAGAGACTTAATGAAGGTGATTCATTATGCAATGCTTCTTCTTCACTTTGATGGTCATTATTCTCGTCAAGATAATGGCCTTTCAGAATTCCGTTGATTATGAAAATTCGAAATAAAACTATGAAACTATCAGATAAAACTCTGACTCTACTCAAAAACTTTTCTTCTATTAATCAGTCTATTCTCTTTAAACAAGGAAATTGTCTGAAAACAATTTCTGTGATGAAAAACATTCTTGCTGAAGCAACAATCAGTGAAGAATTTCCTAGAGATTTTGGTATCTATGATTTGAATCAATTTCTGAATGGACTTGCTCTTCATCAACAACCAGAACTTGATTTTGAGAATCAAGACTATGTTGTGATTCGTGAAGGTAAGATGAAATCCAAATATTTCTTCTCAGATCCAAATGTAATTATTGTTCCTCCAGACAAAGAAATTACTTTGCCAAGTGAAGATGTTTGTTTTGAGTTGAATACAAATCAACTGGATAAACTTGTAAAGGCAGCAGCTGTTTATCAACTTCCAGATTTGTCTGCTGTTGGTGAAGCTGGTGTAGTAAAATTGGTTGTTCGTGATAAGAAGAACGAAACCTCAAATGATTTTTCTATTGTTGTAGGAGAAACTGATTCTGAGTTTGTTTTTAACTTTAAAGTGGAAAACTTAAAAATTCTGAATGGAACTTATGAAGTTGTAATCTCTCAGAAATTTATTTCTAAGTTTAAAAATACTGGATTTGATGTTTCTTATTGGATTGCACTGGAACCAGACTCAACTTTTGGTTGATACAGATGTGCGCTCCAAGTGTTGATAGAATAGATAGTTCCAAAGGGTATATAAAAGGAAATATTACAGTTGTCAGCAGAAGAGCAAACATTCTTAAAAGAGATTCTACACTAGAAGAGTTGGAGCAATTATTTAATTATTACAAAAATTTGGGGAACTAACTTTGAATATATTCGTTAATGATCCGTGTCCAATTCTTTCGGCGGTGGCACTTCCTGACAAATTAGTAACAAAAATGCCTGTTGAGACCTGTCAGATGGTCTCCATCATCTTTTCCAAGTGGTACTATGATTGGGGATACATTCCCAAAAAGGATGGAACTCCCTACAGCACCGCTAAGGGTGCCTTCCGCAATCATCCCTGTACTCAATGGGCATCAAAATCCCATGAGAACCTTGCTTGGTTGATTCGGCACGGTTATGCTCTTTGTAATGAGTATCGGCATCGTTATGAAAAAGAACACTCTTGTATGAAAAGTCTTGAAGTTGCAGAGAATATCTTTGCTACTAAAAGTGGAAAAGAAATTTCCATCTACAAAAATGTGGTAGAATTTACGAGGGCAATGCCAGATGAGTGGAAGCACGATACAACAATTGATACCTTTGAGGCATATAAAAGATATATTGCCTCAAAAATTTGGGTAAAGGACAACTATCTTCGTATTCCCCAGAGGCGTCCAGAATGGGTATGATAGCACTTAGGGTTGCATTAAAAACAACAGTAAATATTCTCGTTAATGACGATGAAGACCACTGGGAAATAAAACAAAATGCGTTAAATGCAATTCATGACAAAATCCACTTTCTTGAAAAAGATTCTTTTTATATAAATTATGACAAGTGAATTCTTACTTTGTGAAAAATACAGACCTCAAGTGATTGATGACTGTATTCTTCCCGATGATATTAAAAAAACCTTTAAGGAGTTTGTGGAGAAGGGTGAGATTCCAAATCTTCTTCTTTCTGGACCTCCTGGTATTGGTAAAACTACAATCGCAAAGGCGTTGTGTAATGAGTTGGGAGCAGACTTTTATGTGATTAATGGTTCTGATGAGGGTCGTTTCCTGGATACTGTTCGGAACCAAGCAAAGAACTTTGCTTCTACTGTCTCACTTACAGGGTCTTCTAAACATAAAGTCATCATTGTGGATGAAAGTGACAATACCACCTCTGATGTTCAACTTTTGCTTAGAGCTAATATTGAGACATTTTATAACAACTGCCGATTCATCTTTACCTGTAATTACAAGAATAAAATTATTGAACCTCTTCACTCCAGATGTGCTGTCATTGATTTTACAATCAGGGGAAAGCAAAAGGCACAGTTGGCGGGAGAATTTTTCAAGCGGCTTCAAACAATCCTAGATAAAGAAAATATTGAATATGATCAAAAAGTTCTTATTGAAATTATATCTAAGTACTTCCCGGATTTTCGTAGAATCCTCAACGAATGTCAAAGGTACTCTACGGGAGGAAAAATTGACTCGGGCATTCTTGCATCTTTCTCAGACATCCCTATAAATGAATTGGTTAAACATCTCAAGGAAAAGAACTTCACCGAAGCCCGTAAATGGGTAGTCTCCAACCTTGATAACGATGCTTCGGTTCTACTTCGTAGGATTTATGACGCTTCTTATGATAATTTACAACCCAATTCTATTCCTGCTGCTATTCTCATTATTGCTAGGTATCAGTATCAGTCAGCTTTTTGTGTCGATCAAGAGATAAATCTTTTAGCAGCACTTACAGAGATTATGTGTGAGTGCCAATGGAAATAAAATTAACGTAAACTATAATTATGGAATTAAAGTATTGGATGCTCTCAATTAATGAGACTGGGGAAAATTTAATTGAAGAAGACCCAGCACAAATAAAATCATATTCTCCATACATTATTAATAAATGTTTATCTGGTCAATATGATACTATTCTTTTTGCAAATGAGATGAATAAGAATTATCATCTTGATAAAGATATGCAATATTCGTTTTATCTAAATACTATCAGAAAAAGAAAAAGATTTTCTGTTTGGATCAACAAAGAAAAAATTGAAGACCTAGAGTGTGTCAAAAAATACTATGGCTATAGTAATGAAAAAGCAGCTCAAGCGTTAAAAATACTAAATAATGAACAACTTAAAATTATTAAACAAAAACTTGACATTGGAGGAATAAAATGACTACTGCAAATCAAACAGTAGAGCCAAGAGTGAATTGGTCTCCCGATCAAATGGTGGAGGTTATTTTGAATGAGCCTGATGATTTTCTAAAGGTTCGTGAGACTTTGACTAGAATTGGAGTCGCTTCGAGAAAAGAGAAGAAACTTTATCAAAGTGCTCATATTCTTCATAAACAAGGACGTTATTACATTACGCATTTTAAGGAACTTTTCGCATTAGATGGTAAACACGCCAATCTTACTGTGAATGATATTCAGCGTCGTAATCGCATTATTTGTCTTCTTTCTGATTGGGGATTGATTTCTATCATTAAACCCGATTCTGTAATTGAAAATATTGCTCCTTTAAATCAAATTAAAGTTTTATCCTATAAAGATAAGGGTGATTGGATTTTGGAACAAAAGTATAATATTGGAAAAAAAGGTAGGGTTCAGGAAACCGAATGATTTTGGGGGAATTCAACACTCCCCCTTTTTTTGTGGTTTTCATATAATTAGTAATGATGAGGAAGATTATTTCAATCCCTCATTCGCTAAAGCGGAGTCTTTGGATCCGTAAGTTTAAATCAATCCTCGCTTTTTAAGGAGAATCACAATGTTTAACACAACAAGCACAAAATATTATACTTCAAATGGTCTTGACAAATTAATTCAAGATATTGAAAAAAACTCAATTGGAATGGAAGAATGGTTTCATAGATTTGGAACTCTCCACGAATCTTCTACCAATTATCCACCCTATAATCTAATTAAAGAAAGTTCCACAGAGTTTACCTTAGAAATTGCTCTTGCTGGATATAAAAAAGAAGATATTGAAGTTTCTTCTGAATGCAATAAACTTTTTGTTGAGTGTAAAAAAGCACCGACAGAATATGAATATATGCATAAAGGTATTGCACGTAGAGCATTCACAAGAACTTGGACTCTTTCAGATGATGTTGTAGTTGGTGATGTTTCATTTGCAGATGGATTGCTTACTATTAAACTAAATAGAGTTATTCCAGAACATCAAAAGAAAAAAACTTATGAAGTCGTTTAACGAGTTCAAATTAATTGCATATAAAGGTTCTCTTCCTCACGATGTTTATTCTCAAGGAAAACAAAAGAAAATTCCAAAGGGAAAAGCAGTTCCAGTAAGAAGTCGTTCAAGTGCTGGAGATTCTGGTGATGGTAGTGGTGGAGATGGAGGAGAATAAATAGAATTGCTATCGTTGGCGCAGAGGAGCACCTGGCAAAACTAGGTTGACTCCTCATTTTTTAATGCTATAATACAAATAGGAATTGATATAATTTATGACTGTAAAACTAGCCCTCTTAAAATCTGGAGAAGATGTAATAGCAGATATTCAAGAGATGGTAATTGAAGAAAAAATTGTTGGATACTTCTTTGAAAATCCTTGTGTTGCAAAAGTATTTGCATTTGATACAGAGGAAAGTGGACAGACAAAGACTCCATCCAAACTTCAATTAACCTCCTGGGTTCCTCTTACTTCAGATAAAAAAATACCTGTTCCATTGGATTGGGTGATTACAATTGTAGAACCAATTTCAGCTTTAAAAGAAATGTATGAGAAAAGTTTATCAACAAGGGAAGTGAAAAATGGAAAAGAAAGTGACTAAAATTATTCTATTGCTAACTAATCAGATTTTAATCAGTCAAATTGAAGAAGTTACTTCAGATATTGGAGAGCCTGACTGTAAATTAATTAAACCATTTATTCTGAAAGAACCTCAATTGGAAGTGCTTTCTAGAACTTTAGAGCCATTTTTAATGGGAGTTACAAAACAAGATGTTTTTATGATGAGTTCGGATAAAATCCTTACTCTTGCAGATCCAACACCTACATTACTTGAAAAATACGAAGACTTAATTAAAGAATGACTCAAAACTTTTACACCAATGTTCAGTTGATTGGAAATCAAATTTTAGTTCGTGGAGTTAAAAATGGTAAAAGGTATGAATTCAGGGATGATAATTTTAGTCCAACTTTGTTTGTAAAATCAAAAAAACAAACAAAATACAAAACATTGAGTGGAGAGTTTGTTGAAGCAATTCAACCTGGTTCAATTAAAGAATGTAGAGAATTTTATTCCAAATATGAAGATGTAGATGGATTTGAAATCTATGGAAACGATAGATATATCTGCCAGTATATTGCTGAAAAATATCCAGAGGATGAAATTAAATTTGATATTAATAAAATTAAAATCTCTATTTTGGATATTGAGGTTTCTTCTGAATATGGATTCCCTGATGTGGAAAGTGCATCAGAAGAAATACTTGCTATCACAATTCAAGACTATGCAACAAAGAATATTATTACCTGGGGAGTTAAACCTTATCAACACAATCGTAGAGATTTAACATATCATTACTGTCCATCTGAAGAAGAACTATTAACTCATTTTATTAATTATTGGATGTATAATGTTCCAGATGTAATTACTGGATGGAACACAAATCTTTATGATATTCCATATATCTGTAAAAGGTTGAATAGAGTTCTTGGTGAAAAATTGATGAAGAGATTCTCCAATTGGGGACTCGTTACTGAAAAGCAGGTATTTACCAATGGACGTAATCATACGACATTTGACGTTGGTGGATTGTCTCAACTTGATTATCTTGATTTGTATAAGAAATTTACTTACAAGACACAAGAATCATATCGTCTAGATTATATTGCTGAAGTTGAACTTGGTCAGAAGAAATTAGACCACTCTGAGTTTGATACATTCCGAGATTTTTAT